CATCTACAAGAGGGTCAGGGTCATGCATTCACTGAAGTTGTGTTGCAGGAGAGTACACCATCGGTGTGCTAGTTTGCAATTCATGGCAAAAAAATCTGTGCGTGACGGTGGTGGGTCTTCTCGTGGGATGAACACGAAAGGTAAGACTGTTCCGTTTACTGCACCGAAAGGTATGCCACAGTTGAAGGATGCGCCGAAGCCGACTACGGCTATTACGGCAAAGGGGCAGCAGGCTACAGGTTTGGCTCCGGGTGGCGGTAAAAGTATCCCGAAGATTGGTAAAACTGGCAAGGAAGACATCATTGCTCGTGGAGCAACAAACATTGGGAAAGCCATTGTTGGTGTTTCTGGTGCTGGGGCTATGGCGAACGCTATTCAGAAACCGTCGAAGAAGTCTGTTGTGGGTGGGGTTGTTGCTGCCGCTACCACGTTTGGTGCTGGCGCTGTGGGTAAGGCCGCCTCGAAGGTTGTGCGTACCGCATCAGAATCGAAGGTTGCTGCCCCAGTTGTTAAACAGGTTATGAAATCGATTAAGCCTGCTACTGGTCGTGTGATCGTTGAGGGTTCTGGGGGCGCTGCTTCTGTGGCGTCTGGCGTTAAGAAGGCTTCAGCGTTGGTGAACGTTTCGCCTGCCCGTCAGCAGGCTGGTCGTGCTCTTGTTGACAAGATGCGCAGCAGAACATACAGTAATGTTGCGAAGGCTGCCGGTGCGTCTTACCGGGGTTCGACCACGACACAAAAAAAGAAGAAGTAGCAGGGGGTCCCGTTGGGGACTAAACGTGCGGTACCGCCGCAAGACAAAGCAAAATTTTTTGCACTCATAGCCGCAGGCCAAAACATCAAGTCTGCCTGTGCTGCTTCCGGTGTGCATTACAACACGGGTTCACGCTGGTTGAAACGTGCGAAGGAGATGGAGGCCGGTCGTCGTGAAGCGGAGGCTAAAGGTGTCCGTGGCCAGGGCTCGGGGGGTAGGCAGGCGTTGGATTATCAGCGTCTCATGGATGCTGTCGATTTGCCGTCTGCGATTCCGTTCGATCATTTGTCGGATGAAGCGAAACGTGGTTTGGCGGATTTCGACTATTTTCGGCGTCGATATTTGGGGCGTGTCCCTTCGCCGTGGCAGGTCGAGGCGGCGGTCACGCTGATCGAGTTGTTGGAGTCGGAACAGAAAGAGTTTGTTGTTCTGAACGTCCCACCGGGTGCCGGTAAATCCACCTTGTTTCATGATGTGGCTGTGTGGGCTATCTGTCGGAATCGGCGTGTGCGTGTGATGATCGGGTCGGTGTCGGCGGCTATGGCGAAGATGTATTCCCGCCGTATCCGTGAAACCCTTGAGCGTGTTACCCCGCTAGAGCCTGATCCGGTGCTGGTGGAGAAAGGGCTTGCTGTCAACGCTGAGGCTTGCCTATCGTTGGATTACGGCAGGTTCAAACCTGTCGATAAAGGTGCCCTGTGGAGAGCAGAAGAATTCGTTGTTGAACAATTAGATGGGAATGGTCTTGACAACAAAGAACCCACCGTCCGTGCCTACGGTATCGAAGCCGAATTTATCGGTCACCGTGCCGACCTCTGTTTGTTTGACGACGTTGCCTCCCCCGACAACGCCAGGGAATCGGTTGCGAGAGACAAACTGTTGGAAAGATGGGACAACGTGGCCGAAGCCCGCTGCGACCCAGGCGGTCTACTTGCTGTCGTCGGGCAGCGTCTCGGGTCCGGTGACCTGTACGCCCATTGTTTGGCTAAAGAAACCTACGACATTGAGGAAGAACTGAACTACGACGGGTCAGATGTGTTGCATCAAGAGGACGCTGATGCCCTTGAGCCGGTGAAAATGAAAAAGTATCGGCACATCGTCTACAAAGCGTATTACGACGAGTTGGATACTGGGAAAGAATCACGCAGTTTCCGAGCCAAACCCTACCCCGAAGGCCCCCTCCTCGACCCGAAACGCCTCCCATGGTCCGACCTGTCATTCATCCGCTACAACAAACCAGACATTTTCCGTGTCGTCTACCAGCAAGAAGACCTAGATATCGAAAACAGGTTGGCTGACCGCACCTGGATAACCGGCGGCACCGGCCTCGACGGCGTCATGTACCCCGGATGCATCGACCAAGAACGAATGCCAGGGAACATCCCCCGAGATTTAGCCCACCCGTGGGTATCCATCGTCGCTATCGACCCGTCACCAACCATGTTTTGGGCTTTCGTCTGGATCATCTACCAGCCGGACCAAAACTTGTACCACGTTGTCGATGTCGAACGAGCCAAATTGACCGCCGAAGAAGTTTTGGGCTACGACACAACAACCCGCACCTACAGCGGCAAAATGGAAGACTGGCAGCAACGGTCCCACGCCATGGGCTACCCGATCTCGCATTGGGTTGTCGAAATCAACGCCGCCCAACGCTTCCTCCTCCAACACGATTTTGTTCGCAAATGGCAATCACGCCACGGAATCAACATCGTCCCCCACACCACCAGCCGAAACAAACTTGACGAGAACGCCGGTGTTGAGGCTTTGATCCCGCCGGTCCTCCGATCCGGCTCCCTTCGCCTCCCGTCGATGCGAAACAACTGGAAAACGCTCGCCGTTGTAGACGAACTAACGAAATGGACCCGAGATAAAAAGAACGGCACCGACCTCGTGATGGCGTTATGGATGGCGATCCTCAATCTGCCAAATCTCACAACCGCAAAAGTTCCACCCAGGTTGTGGCGTCCGTCTTGGATGCTTCCCCGCTAATTGTGTTATGTTTAGGCTGTCTCCTGTCCTAAGTCCAGAGGTCGTGAATGAAGTCAGTTGAGGAAATTGTCGCCCTCTACAAAGAACGCTACGAAGCCAAAGGCCCTGTCCTTGAACAGATGCGTGAAGTTCGCAACCTCGCCAACGGAGACATCATTGTTCCGTTGAACGAACTTGACAGAAACATGAAAACGTCGGTAGCAAACCTTTTGATTCAGGGTTTGGACCAGATGAGTATGCGTGTCTCGTCCACGATGCCAACCCCGTATTTCCCGGCGTTGCGTGAAGGACAGGAACGTTCAAAGAACATGGCTCGTGACCGCAAGCGGGCCATGCTTGCTATCTGGGATCAAAACCGGATGAGCATGAAAATGCGTCACCGTGCCCGTTTCCTCCTCGGATACAGCGAATCACCTGTCTTCATCAAACCAAACTTCGATAAGCGTGTCCCCGAATGGCATCTCCGTAACCCACTTGACACGTTCGCTGCCCCAATGTCGGATGCAACCAACCCGGTCCCCGACAATGTGATCTTCACCTACAACCGCACGTACCGCTGGCTGATGCAGAACTATGGTCCGCTGCTTGATGGCCGCCTCAAGGTCGGGCAACCAACCGCAGACACCCTGTTTACCATTCTGGAATACGTGTGCGATAACGAAATCGTCACCGCCGTGATGGGCACTAACTCGGAACGCAACCCTGTCACCGGACAGATGTATCAGGGTGCCCACGTCATTGAACTTTCCCGCATCCCAAACCGCACCGGTATGCCGCTCGTTGTTGTTCCGCACCGCATCGGACTTGACCGCCAACACGGACAGTTCGACGGCATCATCGGAATGTATTACACCCGTGCCCGTTTGCAGGCACTTACCGAAATTGCTATCGAGCGAGGAATTTTCCCTGATGAATACCTTGTTGCCCGACCCGGAGAAAACCCTGAGATTATTCAAATCGCTGACGGTAAAACCGGCCAGTTGGGTGTCATCAAAGGTGGCGACATCCAGCAACTACAGCAAAACCCAGGCTACAAAACTGATGTTGCGTTGGATCGTTTGGAACGGCAAGAACGACTTGAAGGTGCAATCCCTGCTGAATTCGGCGGGGAATCCGGATCAAACATTCGAACGGGCCGCCGAGGCGATTCGATCCTTTCCGCAACCGTCGATTTCCGTGTCCAAGAAGCCCAAGACATTTTTGCTGCATCTTTTGTCGAAGAAGACAAGATTGCGATAGCGCTCGAAAAAACGTATTGGGGTAACGCAGCCAAATCGTTTTTCATCCCCGGCATGGGCGGCGGGCTGAAAGACTATACGCCGAACAAACTGTGGGAAACCGATTTCCACTACGTCGCCTACTCGGCTTCCGGATCGGACGTGAACTCGCTCATCATCACCCTCGGTCAAACCCTCGGTGTTGGTTTGATTTCGAAAGAATCTGCCCGTGAAGCCCACCCGATGATTTCCGACCCCGAGTTGGAAAAAGATCGCATTGTTGCCGAGTCGATTGAATCGGCGTTGCTTTCCAGCATCCAGGCGCAGGCCGCCGACCCGAACGGGCCGTACCAGCCGGACGATCTCGCATTCATCGCCGAGCAAGTCCAGTCGAACAGGATGGGTTTGTCGGAAGCAATTATGGCTGCGCAGAAAAGAGCGCAGGAACGTCAAGCGGCGCAGGCCCCAGCGGGTTCCCCCGAGACGATGCCAGGTTTGTCTCTGCCCGGTATGGGCATGGAGCAACCGGCAGGTCCGCCCGCTGGCGGCCCGCCGTCGCTTGAATCTCTTCTCGCTCAACTTGGTGGAGGCGGAGCACCCGCAGGGATGGTGGCGTAATGGCACAGCAATACCCGAACAGAACTGACTTAAGTAACCCGGCTGCAAAGATTGCCAAGCAGGCCGCCCGAGGCCAACAGTACGGTGAGGCTGGAAAGCAGATGGCTGCACAGTCCGCTGTCCCAATGGCAAAAGCACCGACTGAAGCAACACCCCCGACTCCGACGCCCGGTTCAATGGGCGATTTTGCTCGTAGCACCGAACGCCCCGGTGAACCCGCAACTTTCGGTTCAATGGTTGGTGCCGGTCCCGGCCCAGAAGTTTTGGGTATCGGCCCAACAGTTCCGGAGATCGGTTCGAAACGTGATCTTGTTGAGCGTGTCCGTGCGGTTGCAGATATGTACCCGTCGCCTGTCCTGTTGATGTTTCTTTCGGAGTTGGAGCAGTCTTAATGCCGTTCATCACGAACGACTTGCCGATCAAAATTGAAGATGTTGAAACGTGGGAAAATGCTCGCACGGAAAGAATCAACACTTACAAATCTTTGTACAGTCAGGAAACTGCACAAAAGTTGATTGAGGCCGCCACCCAATACCATTGGGTTAATCCGCAACTCACAGCGGCTCTTATTTTGAACGGGGCCGATTATTTGATGGGCGATGTTGCAACCCATGCTGCAGAGAAAATGGCTGAGGCAGGGTTGTCTCCGGCTGACAGGTGGCGTGGCCAACGCCTTCTGAGGGCATTCGAAAAGAAAACCTACGGGGGTGAAGAGTAATGCCTTCATGGAACCCTTTCGACTGGATTGATGCTGGCCTTGACGCTGTTGGCGAAGGTTGGGATTTTGTCAGCGATGCCTACAACAACCTGCTGGAATCCGGCGGCAAAACCATTTTCAGCAACGAACCAGCCGGTCGTGCACTCCAAGCAACAACAAGCGCAGTAGCAAAACCTGCCTACGAGGCAGCAAAACTTGGCACACGTGCAATCACCACAGTCGCAGATTTTCCGCTACAAGTTCTCAACAACACGATGGCGTTCCAATACAACAACCCTGTGTTGAACGCCCTCAACCCGGCAATCCCAGCCAAAGGTAAAGGTTCTAAACAGGCTGAAGCGTCAAGCCTTGAACAACTTGTCGGCATTGTCCGCAACACAACCCTCGGCGAAATCGTCAAAGATGCCCTCCCCGGCGGAGAAAAAATTAACACCGGGTCCGGTTTTTTTGTTGGGGGCGACACGGTTCGTGACGTAAACGAAGCAAAAAAGAAGTTGTATCCAACGGTTTACGGCAGCACATACACCGTCGGAAGATCATTCGCTGGGCAACTCGCAGATAACGGCTGGGTCCAACCCGGATCAACTATGTACAACACCATCGCTGGTGGTCTCGATTTGGGATGGACAGTCGGAGCCGACCCGTTCAACTGGATACCAGCAGGGGCCGTA